CCAATTCTTTTTCATTCCCTAAATCAGCAGAAAATGACTTCACAAGACTACAACAAGAGGTTTTTGTTGAAAATGGGGACCTTCTTTTATTCCCATCATGGATGGAACATTCCGTCCCTCTTACCAACTCGGACAAGCGAATAAGTCTGGCCTTTAATTCCTTCCCTATTGGGTCTTTTGGGCTTAGGGGTGGTCTTGCTTATTACAACACAGAGTCGGATTAGATACCATCATTTAGTGGTGTAAAATGGTGCCAAGACAACGCTGTGTGTAACAGGAAAGATGGTGGAAAATCATGGGCAAACTTGCATGGGATTATATTGTTCCAGTAGTACTTCCAAAAGACCTCAAAGGTATTGAACCAGGAAAACTCCCTGCGAACCTTTTGAAGGCTATTCCTGGTGGCGGAAAGATGCACTGGATTGCCGCATCTGCATGGACCGCAATGGTTGAAAAGGCTAAGGCTGAAGGCGTTGAACTAAAACCGACTTCCAGCGGCGATACATATAGAGATTACGAGTTGCAAAAACGAGGATTTTTGACCCGCTACACACTTGACAAAGTGGACGGAACCAGCACCAAGACATTTGAAGGCAAGACTTGGTACCTCAAGAAAGGTATGGCGATGCTTGCCACGCCTGGTAAATCGCAGCATAACCTCGGCTTGGCGGTTGACATTCACTCAGCATCAGAGCCAAAGCGCCTCAACTGGTTGATTGCAAACGTGAAGGAATTTGGTTTCTCATGGGAAGTTGTCCCAAGCGAGCCATGGCACCTTCGTTATGTATGTGGCGACAATATCCCAGCATCAGTAAAAGCATGGATGGATGCCAATGGGGTAACTGCACCAGTAGGTACGGCTCCAGCCCCCGCCCCAGCAGGTGGGGATGACATCAAGAAACTTCAAGAAGCCCTCAAGGCAAAAGGCTTCTACAAGGGTGAAGTCACTGGTCAAAAAGACTCAGCAACGGATGAAGCCGTGAAGGCGTTTAAGGTTGCTAACAAACTTGGTGCGGACTTTGTTGTCGGTCCAAAAGTAAAGCAACTTTTAGGACTAAAATAAATAAGTGGCACCACGACCTAAACCAGGACTAAGTAGATCAGCAAAAGATCGTTTGGCTGAAGGCTTAAACTACTACTCAGGTCAATACGCTATTCAAGAAGAGCGTACTCGTACTCGTGCAAACGAAACGAGATTTACGTCATCAGAAATGATTCCAATTCATTGGGATCCAAACACTACCTATTATCACCCACCTGATGAGAGTAGTCGTGTAGAAGCCTTCCGATATGTTGCTACTGACGGTCAACCAGGCGCTATTGGTTACAGTGGCATACTTTTTGTTCGCTTTATTAAACATGGTACCCCTTGGAAATACTTAAACGTCCCAGAACATATTTATCAATCGTTTGCGTCTGCTCAATCAAAAGGGCGCTATATTAACTCGGTACTTAATAACTTTCCAAACAGTAGGGCGTCAGGCGATGAAGAGAGCACGTTTTTCGTACAATCTCAGATGTAGTTATGAATAGGGTCCATGCTATTGGACGCCTGTATTGGATTGCCAGAGATTTTGCAAATTGCAATACACCTTTGATGTGTAAAGGCATTATGAGAGAAACCGACTACCCATGGAGACATGGTAAAGGTATCCAGTTACGCACTCGCAAGTACACCCTACAGATAGGTTACTGTAGGCGTGTACAAATGAAAGATGAAACAGACGGTGTTCTACAAGCAATAGGTGGTCGTGAAATGAATACACCTGCACAAGAGATTGGAATGTGGTGATGGGTTTCTTTAAAAAAGAAGAAGAACAAACAGCCAGAAGAGATGTACCTAAGCGTGTACAGAACCTAGACCGAGCCTCACTCCTTCAATGGTTTGATACCACCATCATGGGTCTTGGCGCTTCCTTTGACCGTTGGCGTTACCACGGTGGTCCTGAAGGTGAAGTAACTGAGACTCTTAAGGCTCTAGAAGATATTTGGGAAGAATTACAGAGACGGGTTGATGCCACCAAATAGAAGTGGTACTATCAAATTCATGTCAAAACCAACTATCAACAACATTGAAGCAACCGAAAAACGACGCCTTATTAACGCAGTTCATGACCTCTTTTTGGTTACTGAATCGTATTCCCCGAAGGTCTTTCAGACCTCTGAAGAAGACCCTGAGAGTGTCTCCGTAGACCTCAAAAGCCTCATTATGATCATTGAGGACTCAGCCGCTTTGATCTCTGAATTGCGCCCACGACGCCCAGTCTTTAATGACAACTCGCAGTTCCAAATGAAGTTTGATAACAGCGATTACTAATTAGTCTATGATTAGTCTGTGCTAACAGACGACGAACTAGACGAGAACCTCTTAGCCGAGGACGTAGCAGACGAACTGGACGAGACTTCAGCAGAGTTTGTGGACGTGTTGGTAAAACGCATTATTGTGTTTACCGAAGAGTTCTGCGATGTGGAACTATTCCCGTACCAGATCCCAATTGCCTACCGATTGATTGAGTCTGTAATCCTTGGTGACGGTGAGGAAATGACGGTAGTGGCTACACGTCAATCTGGTAAATCTGAGGTGCTCTCTAACGTCATGGCTTCACTCATGGTGATCTTGCCTAAGTTAGCAAAGGTTTATCCGACATGGCTTGACAAGTTTGAAAAGGGCTTTTGGTGTGGCGTGTTCGCCCCAGTAGAAGACCAAGCAGACACAGTGTTTAGTCGTATCGTTGGCAAACTCACTAGTGATCATGCAATGGACTTCTTGCTGGATCCTGAGATTGATGACAAAGCAACATCAGGTGGCGCTCGTGGTAAAGGTCGCATCATCACTCTGAAGCATTCTGGCTCGCTCTGCCGTATGCAGACTTGTAACCCAAAAGCAAAGATTGAATCAAAGACGTACCACTTCGTCATGATTGACGAGGCTCAGGAAGCCGACGAGTACATGATTGCCAAGTCAATTAAACCGATGTTGGCGTTTAACAACGGCAGTATCTGTTTGACAGGAACGGCTACCCGTAACAAGTCTTACTTCTACAAGATGATCCAGTACAACAAGCGACGTATGGTCAACGGTAAAAAGTCACGACCATGCCACTTTGAATATGACTACCGTGTTGCCTCAAAGTACAACCCGAACTACGCCAAGTTTATTGCTAAGGAGAAGTTGCGGATCGGTGAGGACTCAGACGAGTTCCAGATGTCCTACTGCAACAAGTGGGTGCTTGACCGAGGTATGTTTGTAACCGATGAGCGCTTAGAACGCCTGTATGACCCCTCTATGGCTCTTGTGAAGCAGTGGTGGCGTACCCCTGTAGTAGTCGGTATTGACGTTGCCCGATCTAACGACTCCACCGTAGTGACGGTCTGTTGGGTTGACTGGGACCATCCAGACCCTTTTGGCTTCCATGAGCATCGTGTTCTTAACTGGTTGGAGATTAACAACGAAGAATGGGAATCCCAGTACTTCCAGATTATTGACTTCTTAAGAAACTATGACCCGATCAGAATTGGCATTGACTCTCAAGGTGTTGGTGGTGCGGTAGCCGAGCGCTTCCAAGTACTTCTGCCAGACATAGATGTTGTTGCAATCTCATCAGACTCAAAGGCACAGCATGAAAGATGGGTACATCTTACAGAGTTGATTCAGAGAGATCAATTAATAATTCCAGGGCACTCTAAAGCACGGCGTACCCGTGGATGGAAGCGCTTTAATCAGCAAATGAGCGACCTAGAAAAGACCTACCGTGGTCCGTATATGTTGGCTGAGGCACCTGACGAAAAGGGCGCCTTTGACGACTACCCAGACTCCTTGGCGATCGCCTGTTTCATGTCCATGCATGACACCCTGCCTACGATCCAAGTAGCAGAAAATCCATTCTTTAATTAATGGTACTCTAGTAACAAGTTAAAAAACCCCTATTACGGAGGCTTACGTGAACGTAGCACCAGCACCACAATTTCCAGAACGCTCCCCGAACGTTTACGAGCGTTCAATGGCGCCAAGTATCCCAGGCAACCGTGGACCACTTCGCTTTGAAGAAGGCGTAGCAACTGACACAGATGTACCTAACGACTTTGCTCGTGGTGCATACGCTGACCCATCGTCGGCTCCTGGTCGTCAGAACCACAACAACCCAGAGATGTTCTACAAGTACCCTGAAGAGACAATGCGTGAGCGTGCTCATGTAGGTTCGGCTTCATGGATTGAGGCACCTTCGGTTCTTTCAGAATTCGTTCAAGGTTCAATGGCAGGCGACGGTATGCCAGCATTTGAGTACGAGCAAAACAGCGGCGGGCACATGAACCGCATGAATCCAACAGTCGTTAACGACTAGTTATGGAAGGCGGCGCCGATGCAGGCGCCAGCACAACTGACAGCGCTGTTGAGAGTGGGGGGAGTCCAACGACTCCCCCTACTAATACCCAGTCTGGGATAGCGATTGGTCAAGTTTATGCTGGGGCAGGATTCTTTACAGGGGCAATGAAGTCCCGTAAACAACAATTCCACGATACTCACCAACAGTACCGACGCCCTGATTACGGTACAAGTGACCGCAATCCACTAGTTGGAAAAACCCCAGGACCTAGGGGTGGTATTGACATGAAGCGCAACATGTCAGGACTTGGTGTTGGTTATCAAGATGCGCTTGATCTGTTTAAGCCTATGCGATCTGGTTTAAATAAAACTTCTACAGGTGTTCGTATGAACCACCGCCCACAAGACCCAATGCGTCGCCGTGCACAAGGCACCCGTGCATACGTAGAGGCTAACCCTGAAAACAAGGACGGCATCTGATGGCTTTTTTTGACGTAAACCCCATACATAATAAAGACCAGTTTCGCAACGCTGTTTCACGTATGACAGCACACCTTAGGAACGCAAATGATGATGAAGTAGCAGAAGGATTAAATTGGTACAAGAATGTAAACAGTGCTGTTAAAGCGTCTGTTCCAGATCTAGGAACTTTGCAACACCCAATGACTGAGTCTCGTGCGGCGGGTATTGTTGGAGCAGTTTCTCCAAATATGGATTTTGCTAGAAATAACATTAATGCGTTAGACGAGATTCGTAATATAAAACCTGAGCATTGGGACATGATT